GACGCGGCTCCCTAACAGCTTGTGGATCATCCACTGGATACATACCTAACTGTAACTGCGGGTGATCCGGGTCCCAACACGTGGGGCAAACCTTAATCTTGTACGGGCGGGTCTTAACCGTCTGGATGCGTAGTTGCTTGAGCAAATACCGCTGAGCGCAGCGGTCACACTCTGCAATCGCAAACTTACCAGAGGCAAACCTATTAGGCATGACTTACCCGTAATAAAACATATTGCGAGGCACAATCCGTAGTGGAGATGTATCTCTATCTTCCGCAGCCGCCAAGTCCCACTGCTCCTCGTAAGCTGCTTTCAGCATCGCCACACGGCTTGGGTCAACTTCCGGCAGCTTCATACTCAAATGAAACGCAAGCCCCGCCACCATACATGGCAACAAGCGGAACGGAATATCTTGGACCACAGTGCCGTTAAGCCCACCATCTTGTATCCTGCGCATCCTCCAATACACAAATGTGTACTGATCCCCCGGCGCGTTTGGCGTAGGCCACAGATTCACACATGGCAGGTTCTGCACCGTCACGTAGTTGGCTGGGGATGAGTTGTGGGAGGCTGCGGTTGTGTTGTTCTGCCCTCGGGCACAGTTCACCAGCGAGTTACCGCTGATGTTGGGATAGCTAATAGTCTCGTTGTCTAGCTTGATGAACCCCGCTGCCGGTAGTCCTACCGTGGTACTAAGTGGTATGGTTGTCACCGACGCGTCGATGTTCTGCGCTAGTGTCACCGTCGTTGTGTACTCAGCCCCCGTCTGACGGTTGAACCACAACTGGATCGGGCGTCCTTGTGCCAACTTGTTGGGTATCGATGAGTAGGTCGGCTCGGCAATCCGGCTGATGTTGATGTCAATCTGATCCAGCGTCGTAGGCTGTGTGCGGATCACATGATCCAGCAGGTCAATCGTATCGCTTGGAATTGGATAAATGGCCTGACCAGTTGTCATCGGGAACGACCCCTGCTCGACCGTCCAGAGGTTAATACCCCGGTTAGCCCACTCGATGGACATCAGGTTTAGCGACCGCCTTGCAGTACGCCAGTTGTATCCAGTACGTAACTCGGCACCGCATCGCTCAAACGCCTCTTCGATGAGGTTATTGAGGTCAAGGTTAAACTCGGCTGTACCGGAAGTAGGCATTGTTATTTCACTTTCCTATATGGCGCGACCTTCTGCGCTATGCGTTTTGGCTGCGCGACGAACTGTTTGCCAGACTTCTTCCCCGCCCGTTTCGCCCTCGTGGTTGCGGCATACTCGGCGGGGCTTAATGCTTTTATAGCGCTTTCTGGTAGGTACCGCTCCCCCGTCTTTGACGACGGTTTTCCACTTTTGGTGCGCCATTTCTGCTCACCCCACGCTTTTAAACTTTGCTGCGGTGCTTTCACTTCTTGCCCATTTTCTTCAGAGTTTGGGCAAGTCTTGCTCTTTGGCCCAATTTCCCTGGTTTTTGGGCAGCAGAGGCTAGCTTCTTAGGGGAAATCGGCTTGCCTTCTTTTGCGCCAAGCTGAGCGCGTAGTGCGCCGGGTTTCTTGATCGCTTCCTGAATAAACTTTTTTGTGGAGCCGCCCTTCTTCATACCATCGACGCCACGGCCTTTTAGTACATCTGCTTGAGTGACCTTACCGTCGCCGGTCAGGTCAGGAAACTTACTAGCCATCACACGATCCTTCCCTTGGTCTTACCACGCTTAGCGATACCATCTGCGCGGGATGATGCGGACTTTACCGCCCCGCCTTTTTTCATACCGTACTGTTTTTGGTTCTCCATCGCGGCTTTATAGCTATCTGATCTTTTATGCGCTTGCTTCATGAGGTCCAAAGCTTTAACGTCCCCTTTTCCAAGACGTTTTGCAAGTGTTTCAGAATCTGGGTCTGAAGGCTGTTTAAACTTCTCGTAGTCGGACTTCATTCCTTCTTTGTCTCTACTAAACGCGAATTCAGCACCTTTAGCACCGCTGGCGCGTTTTTTACCAGAATAAACATCCTCGTCGTAATCGGCCCACTTGTAACCTTCAAATGGGTCTTTTTTATCTTTATCAGCCACGATATCCTCCTCCTGCTGCTTTGTACTTTTTAGCCACTAGCTGTGCTTTGCGGGCTGACCATTGCCCTGCCTTAGTGCCATGAGTGGCAGCGGCTTTTACTTGCGCCACGATCCGCTTGCGCAGTTCTGGCTTGGTGTAATTACCAGCAGCGTTCACCTTGCCGCCTTCTTTGTACTGCGTGAAGTCGGTGTTGTCCCGGCGAGACTTCTTCTTCGCCTTTGGCATTTTAGAAGGACTAATAGCACCCATTCCACGTGAAGCCATCATACAATTTTGCCTCTCGTCTTACCGCGTTGAGCAATACCATCTGCACGAGAAGAAGCGCTACCACCTTTCGCCATCTTCTTTACAGGCGTTGGAGGTTTGGTAGGCGTAGGTTGAGTCTCTTTCTTAACAAACTCATCCTTCTTCAGATTCTCGTACTCCAAGCGCAAATTACGCTCGGCAGACTTTGGATCAGTGCCTTCGTTGGTAGCCATGTCAGCACTTCCCGCCGTATTTCATCTTAGCCATACCGCCTTTTTTCATGCCGGTGGAGCCTGCCATCTTGACCATCGTGCCCTTGGTCTTGCCTTTAACAGCAACACCATCACGGCTAGGAGCAGCAGTTTTCACAGCGCCCATTTTGCTTGGCATCACACCGCCGCCTGCGTAACCACCTTTAGACATCTTCTTCATACCAGCCTCCGCCATTTCGTGTTTGACCATAGACTTAGGAGCGCCCTTCTTCTTCATGAACGACACTTCCTTCTTCATCATTGCTTTTGACTCTTTCATCTCGCCTCCTCCGGCTTTGGTGAATTCGCGACCTACGCTCATTGGCACGCCTACCTTCTTGGCAAAAGACGGACTGTGAGCGACAGCCCGCATGAATTTCTCTTGTTTGGCAGATTTAGCTGGCATATCAAACCTTGGGGAACCAACCCTTACCAACAACAAGACCGGCAACAAAAATACCGATCCAGATCAGCACTTTTTCAACCACGGTCTTACCAATCTTTTTATAAAACTCTGAAGACAATTCCTCAAGCGCAAGCTTTGCCGCTTCTTTGGCAATCTGTCTTTCGCGTTCGGTTAGTTGTATATCGCCCATTTCAGCACTTCCAAGCTCTCAAAGATTTGTTAATACGGCTATTCGGATCGTTCGCGGTCTTGGCGCTTGTCAGCTTTTTCTTCATGCCTGACATACGAGCGCAGAACGATTTTTTCCGTGCGCCGCCTTCCGGCTGGGGAGGTTTCAAGTTCATGCCTTGCGCTTTCGCGGAGGCTCTCCCTTTGGCGTTCAAGCCGCCTTTGGGATTCTTTCCCTCTTTCCTCTGCCATGCCGGAGACTTAGCCATAGAACACCGTTGACGTTACGTTAGACACCAAGCCCACGTAGATACCATTAGGAGCCAGAATACCTTCGCCCGGAATGACTACGTTAAACGCTGTGGGGTTGTAGGTATCGACTTCCATTAAAACGTCTGCATACATCTCGACGTTTCCGCTGGTAGTTAGCGAAGCAGTTGTGACTGTAAACGTGTTGGTACCAGTAACCGTGACGGCATACACGTTGTCTACAGCAGTGCCGCTAGTAAAGTTTAACCAAACACGATCCCCGTTTGACAGGCCATGATTGGCGATTGTCACAGTACAGGTAGTACTGGTTGGGATGCTGTAAGTTCCTGTTTGGGCTACATTATTCGCAAACACCGTGTTCCTGCCGGTAGCGCTTGTATTCGCAGAAACTACCGCGCCTTTCAAACGGACGCGATAGCCTACGGCAACTCCAGAAGACGTGACATGCGTTGACTTTACGTCATATTGCATTCCCATATTAGTTTCCTAATTAAGTCGTGGAGAATGGCGTAGCAACAACACCTGATCCATTTACCGTACCGCAAACCATATAAGCGTTAGCCGCGACCGCAACAATTTGAATCCATGTACCAGCAACACCGCCAGTAGTACCGCCATTCAGGTTGATAAAATCAAATGTGTCTGCTGCAAGCGCGTTATAGGCAACTAAAGCGTCGCTAGAATCAGTATCAACCCCCATCAGCGTTCCAATGAAAAAATCATTAGAGCCAGAAGTTGTACCGATTTTTAGGGTGGAGGTAGTGATGGTTGTAGGCACCCAAATGGTGTAAACAACACCTTCATTGTTTGCCGTATTGGGGTCCTGTCCCGGACCAGATGTAATTGGATTTGTACTGACGTTAATTGTAGGAAGCGTCAGAGTTGTAGTTGCGGCAAGAGCGCCACCAACGGTAATAATGCGGCCACCGTGGTCTACTGGGTTAAGCGTTGTAGAAGAAGTAATATTAACAACAGCGGCTGGGCCTTGTTGGTAAATGCCGCCAAGAGAACGAACTGGTCCTTGAAATGTAGTGCGTGCCATGACGATCCTTTCGTGTAGTAGCACATAACCTTATCGTCTCTACTAAGTCTGCTGGGTCAGTCGATAAGGCTGGAATATCCCAGACCTACCGGCGTTTTACTCTTGATTTTGGGAGGTGTCAAGGTATTCGAAAGCCCAGCCTTTATACGGCCCCCGCTTTAGCGGTAGCCCAGATTTCAACGCACGGTTAATGGTGGGTGGCTTCATCCCCGAAGCTTCCCGTAACGCTTGAATACTGTCGTACTGCAACGTCTTTTTATCTGGGCTTGTAGCTACAACACGCCTACTTACTTTAGCACCGTGGTCAGGGCGTTTCTTGCCAAACCAATAACTACCTTCGCCAGACAATGTAGCTGAGATTTTGGCTCTTGTAGAAGCAGATACATAATGCCCTCGCATAGATTTACGTCGTTTTACCTTCTCTTCTTCGGTCTGAATTCTGGCTTTTGAGGCTATTGCAATTTTTGTTTTGGCTTCCTCCGTATGAGTAAACTTCTTACCCCACATGGGGTTTTTCTCCCCGGACCAGCCTGTAGTTGGAGCGGTAGCATCTGTTGCTAAGTTATAACAATGGTTTTTACCAACATGTTCTTTAAGCCAGACATTCTCAGCGGCGAGAATATCCACCTCATCAGATAGCTCTTCAACAATAACAAAAGTAAAAGCCTGTCCCCCATATTTCGCCCATGCAGCTTGTAAATGCTTATTGGCATGGGTGCCACGTCTAAGCATCCACCAGTGAACACGTTTACGTCGAGTAAAGTCTTCTGCGCTGCCCACATAAAACTTGTTGTTGACTACGTTAATAATCTTGTAAATGCCTCGCGCCATATAGCCTCCTTGATTAGATACGGGTAACGAGAGGTAGAATACACTAAATTAACGAATAACACAATAGAAAATAAAAGAGGGGGCCAAAGCCCCCTCAAAACCCGCATAAATGCTAGGTTTAGCCTTGCGAACCGAACATGCCCAACGGATCCGACCAGCCAAAGCTGTAACGCTCACGGCTCTTGTAACGTACGTTCCCTGTATCGAAGTCTCCGTCCATTGAGTTCTGGAGCGGGACACGGATAAAGTGCTTCATACCGTTTGGTACGTCAGTCGTCAGGAACCACGCATTAGTGTCAGTCAAGAAGTGGTTGATCGTGTAGCCTTCTGGGATCGAACCGTTGTTCTTGAGCGCGTTAATGTCGTTGTCTGCGGTACCGACACGGAGTTCGGTTTCCAACAGACGGGTCGCAACGAACTGGAGTGCCGGAGGCACAATCAGTTTCTTCGGCTTAGCGGCAATCAGCAGACCACGTTCGTCCGTCCAAGCAGCGATTTGAATCACTGCGTTCTCAAGCGAAGTTTCGTTGAGGTCGGTTGGAGTAGTAGGGATGTTGCTGTTGGTGCCACCAGACACCAGCGGGTGGTCGTTTGCAAACAGTGCCTTGCCATCACCGCCCGGATAGGACGACGAGAAGCCGTTGTTCAGCACTGCCGCAGCTTTTACCTGCTTGGTGTAAGCCATAGCACGAGCCAGCGCCTTGGTATAACGAGCCGACAGGCTGTCATACAGGTTATCTTCGATGGCCTCTTCGGTCAGCGAGAAACCCAGAGCGATGGTTTCGTGGTTGTATCGAGCGGTCCATGCTTCCTGCGCATTGTCATACGCAATTGCAGAACCTTCGTTTTTCACCGGAGCTGCCGAGAAGCCGGACAGCTTGGTTTCTTCTTCGAATGAACGCTCGGAAGTCTCGGTTTCGTAGATTTCCTTGTGTTCTTCACCATAACGAGCGTACTCCAGACCAAACAACGCGTTTAGGCCGGGGAGTAGCTCTTTCAGTAGTTGTGCGCGTGAAATAGCCATGTTTTACTCCTTAAGCACCGGTGGCGTTGTAGTACGAGTGGAAGCCAAAGTTGAATTTGACAATCAACTCGGGGTACACAATGTTCCCGCTGGAAACGTAGGATGTGTCCGGCACCAGATCAACGATACGCATAGCGTACGTTTGAGTCGGAGCACCAGAGTTCCAATAAACACCAATACGAGAATCACCGGAAACGGTATCACCTGTGTTCAGAATGAGTTGGACGTTATTGCCCAAAACAGTCTGTTGCAGTGGAGTGACGGTCAAGCCGGAGCCATCAATAGTGTCGCCAACAGAAACAACCTTGAACAATGCATCTGGATCGTCAAGGATGTACGCAAACGCATCGGTGACGCCCGAAGCAAAACCGGGCCAGTACTGGCTGTAGGTCGGTTGTTTAGTTACAGGATTGGTGTAGCGGCAACCTAAAAATACGCCAACAACACCCGGAACGGCAGAAGTATCGGTATCGAGCGTCGATTTAATGATCGTACCGCTGGAAGTGATTTGAACAACATCGCCGTTGTATAGCGGAGTGTTGTAGTTCACACTAGCAGTAGTGATCGCCAATTGACGGTTCGCACCAGCAAACACCTGCCCGCCGATCAAATTGATCGGCTGCAAGCCATAGGGCTTGTCAATGGTAGGATAAGCCATGTAGAACTCCTAAAAATTTAGTTACCTTTACCAAAGCTATGCGAGGATTTTCTCTCTTTGAAGAGAGGCATCCTAGGATCGCTTTGACGCATTAAGTTATTGTCTACGGCTTCCGTCTGAGCTTGAGTTTGGTTCTGGTAATAACCGGAACGCTGTTCGACAAATTCTTCAGGAGCTTTACAGAGCAATAACCCGCCAATCTCAATGTTGTCTTTGAATCGACTACTGGGATCAACTAGCAGTGAAAATTTAGGTTGCTCTTCAATGCGGACCGGTTCCCAACCTTCACGAAGTTTGGTCGAAAGGTTACGGGGGTCAGCTTGACCAAGCATGGATACACGTATCCAGCGATAAGAATACCCAGCCTCTTTATCAGGCTCAGGGAGCAACTCCGGCGGCATCCACTGCTTGGGACGCTCGCTCATTGCTCGGGTTGCTAATTCGCGTTGTAATTTATTTTCAGCCATTTTGGGCCTCCAGTTTTCTGAGTTCAAGGGCGTATTGTTCCGGGGTCAATCCCAACTTCTTTGCAAGTGCAACTTGGCTCGACTTCAGCTTTATCTTGTTGGAAGCTGTACTACGAACCGCTGGGGCTACCACAGTGCTCGGTTTTGTACGAGCAGGCTCGGACCGCACCTTGTCCTCCGGCTCCTCAATATCGAAATATTCAGGGAACCGCTTGCGGATTGTTCTGTCCAACACCGCGTAATATTCGTCTGACCCAACTACCACTTCGCCCGACTTCTTGAGTTTTTCGTGAACTCCCAAAGCCGTTGCGGTCATCTCGTCATCCGCCCCATACCACGGGTTGCGCTTTTGCCACGCTTCCAGTTTAGGGTTTAGCGGACGAGGAGCAGGTTGTTGGACCTGATCTGGTTGCGTTTGTACCGCATAATTTTCTTCTTGTAAAGTAGGCATCTTGAAGCTCTGAGCTTGCAACATCTTGTAATTTGCAATCTGAAGAGCTTGTTGTGCTTCTACTAACTTATCTGAATCACCGCTATCGTAAGCTTCTTTGTACGCCCGCTTTGCCATCTCCATTTCAAGAGTGGCAGCATTGTTAAGAACGGCGGCGTACTCTTTCCCGCCGGTATCAAGAATGGTCTTGATCCGCTTATTCTCGTTCATTAGCTTTTGGGCTAATGCGATGGCTTCTTGTTGCTCTCTGAACGCCGCTTCTTTCTCGCGTCGCTCATCGTGATATACCTTCCTCATCTGCTTGAGTTTTTCCTTGACTGCATCGTCGTACGAGTCAAGTTCATCTCGCTCAAGCTCCTCTTTTAGATTCTGAGGTAGCGGCTGTCTGCCCCTGTCCTGCGGCGGGGTATCGTCTTCAACCTCGACCTCAAAGCCCTCCGGTTCTTCCTGTTGCTGCATAGAAACACTGAGTTCCTCCTTACCACCTTGAGGTTTCTCATCAGGAAACTGGAATTCGTCTTTCTCAAATTCAGGCATCTTGTCCTCCTGTTATTTACGGCGAATGCCGCGTGGGTCTTCAACTACTCCTTCTACGGAGTCGTCATTGATCAATCTAAATTCCCGCCCGTGAATGACCAGTCGGGTACCAGCGTTTGGACGCACCAAAACAAAATCTCCTTGTTTGCACCAAGGCCCCGTTGGGAACCTATTAGCATCTTTATAACAGTCAGGACCTAGATCAACTACAAAGAGAACAGTAGTCAGCAGTTCCTCGTAATGGAGGGTTGTGTCTGCTTTGACGATACCGCTGTCAAACTCCTTCTCTATTTCGGGTATTGCACACAAGATTCTGTATCCCGATGGCTTGGGAAGTTGTGTAGCCTTTTCCGCGTCTGTAGCGTTCATCCGGTACGCCCCAACAACCTGCGGGTTACTGGCGTCTGTAGCCAGCAAAATTGAATCAGTCATCCGAATCCTCCAAGTTTTTCTTAAGGTCTAATGTGTACCCCCTTGCAATGAGCAGACCCCGAATCTCACCGCAAATCGATTTGTACTCGTCAAAAGATGTAACCCGGCCTGCTGCCAAGTGGTCTTTGAGCTGCGAAACCTTTTCGTCCGCCTGTTGGACAAGTAGTTCTAAAGCATCCATTACTCACCTTTCGTTGGTTTAGGACGACCACGCTGCATAGCTTCTTGATGGCTTTGGGAAGACAACTGTTTAAGTACATCCACACCAAGCTTGACGGCATCCTTTTCACGGGTATCCCGCATTTCCGCAGCCATACGTAATGCTTCGCTCTTACGATTAGATTCCATCTTCTCCCGCTCAAGCAAGGTTTGAGCCGTGATGCGTGCGGCCTCAATCTGCTGTTGCTGTTCCTTGAGCTTGATGTCCGCTGCGTCTTTAGCTTGCTTGCGCTGTTGCTCAGCCTGCTTCAACTGCAACTCTTGCATCTGCATCTGGACTAGTGGGTCTTGTGCTTGCTGCTCTGCCTGCTGCTGAGCTACCTGCGCAGAGTTCTGCTGGAACAGTTGTTGTGCTGCTTGCGCCAGCATCGGTGCCAACCGTGCCTCGACTTCTGGGTCCATGTGTTTCTCTTCACCGGACTCATCTTTAGCGGGCGGCAAGTTAAAGCCAAGCTGCAACTCTATCTGCTTGCGATACTCCATACCTAAGTGCTCGTTGATGTGAGCCATCATCGCAGCTTGCATCTGTCCAGCCCTCGGGTTGTTCTGCAACAACTGCCCAATCATCGGGTCCTGCATAGCCGACATATGGACAGTGATGTGAGCGCGGTGATCTTGGTACTCGAACGCTTTGACAGGCTTACCCATCAATATGTTCTGGTTCTCAGTTACTGGATCAGTTGGCTTCTGGTCCTCATCCATCGGCACAAGTTTCTGTGCGTCCTTAATACCCAGCACGTCTAGCATCTGACGATGTAAGAGCGGCATGTTGTACAGATTAGGAGATGTCTGCGCTAACTGAAGCACTGCTTGGTACTGGACAATCTTCTGCGCCATAGTGCTGGCGTTGGGGTCTGACACAGGTATGACATCCACGTTGTCATAGTCGCTGCGCTTAGCTCTGCGGTTGCCTTCTTCTGGCTCGTAGTTGTACTCGTCAGGTGTGTAGGCTGCGATGATTTCTTTTAGCAGACCCAGTTCCTGCTTCATGCTGTAGTGCACGCGAGCCTGAACCGCCGACATTGTCTTTAGTGTGCGCTCAAGAATAGCCAGCGTAGTACCTACTGGAGCCTGTGCTGACATGTCACTGATCTGAAGATCAGCGGTATTAGCGAAGCGACGACCTTCCTCGATAATGTTCTGGAACAACAAGAACAAAGTCTGGCTTGGTTCTTTGTACGGCAGTGGCAGCAGGTTATCTCTGATCGACCCACTCGGCACATCCACATCACGGAACTCACCCGGAGCGATAGGTGTGTCGTCGCCCTTGACTCGCAAACCTCGTGCTTTAAAACCACCCGGCAAGTTAGCTAACGTACCTGCATCGACCAACTGACGAATTAGCGATGTGCCTGATTTAGCAAACGCACCGACCAAGTGGATCAGACCAAAATAGTAGAAGCCAAAGCCCGGCACGTAGCCGTAGTGCACGAAGTGTTGACGTTTGCGATGTGTATCGTCATCAGGCTCCCAGTTACGACGAATGGCAAGAATCTCTGCTGAGCCCTTCTCAATCGTCACAACATAAGGCAGTGCAATGCCTGTTACTTTGCCGTCCTCATCTTTATGCTCGAAGCCTTCTAAGTCCAGCTCGACGTGCATCTCAAGGATTTTGTAGCGATGATCTGTCGTAGCTCTAAAGCCAAGCTTCTCGGCGATCTTCTTCTCGACCTCATCCAAGATGTTGTTCGGCTCACCGAGGTCTACATCACGATAAAAGCCAGCATGCTGCAAGCGCGTCAACTCATTCTCAGTCTTACGCATCACGTGTGTCACACGCTCTGCGGACTCCAAGTCACTCGCGCCATACGGCACTACCATATCTTCTGCCGGGACATACATCGACACCTGACGCTCAAGATGCGGGTCAAAGTAAATCTTCTTGAACGCATTACCCGCTAGTCCCAAGCCCCACAGCATGCGCTCGTGCTCTGGGCGATACTCTTTCATCACGTCCATCAACTGGTAGTTCATATCCGCCTGCACGCGCTGCGCCGCGTCCTTCTTCTCAGGCGTTTCTTTACCGATGATCTGTGTCTTAACTGGACCCGCAGCAGGGAACGTAGAGAGCATAGTCTCGGACTGGAACTTCACCAGCGCTTCAGACAGCAGTGGGTGATACACACCACACGCACCCTCCCACGGCTCGGCACGTTCTTCGAGTTTCATACCCAACAGCTCAAGCCCATCTACGTAAGTCTGTATCCAGTCTTTGCGGCTAGCGATGTCCTCATCAAAGTCACCAATCAACTCAGACGCGAGTGTTGCCAGCTCTTTCTCGTCGATGTACTCGGCAAGGTTAGCGTTGAAGTCATCCTCGGTTTCTTTGGCTGGCTCGATCTCAATCTCAAGCCCATCCATGCCAATTGATACCGACTCCGGGTCCTCAATCTCAATCTCGATGTCCGGTTGAATAGATTGCGCAATAGCCAAGTCATTCTCGGTCAGCCCCTCGGGTGCGCGGTTTAGTGCCTTATCAATAGCCATGATTAGTCCTTAATAGAACGGCTGGTTGCGCCGCTTGAAAAATGGTTGTTCCTCGTCCTCATCCAAGAGGGTGCGTATGTATCCACCACGCCTAAATCGCATCAATGCCAAAGACACCGAGTCAACATAGTCGTCATGCTCCCCCGCAGGGAAGCTTGCTACCTCATCAATAACTTCTTCTGCCCACTGTGTGTTGGGTGCCCAGACACGGCCTGACGCGAACAGGTCAGACACCGCATTAAGTCTTGAAATCTTGTCGTTACCCCTGACCGGCGTGAACTCCTGTACCGGTATACCCATCGCTCTCATCTCGTAGATGAGTGGGGCACCTGACGCCTTTTTCTCCACAATGATCGAATCGGGCTCCCACTCCTTACACTCCTCAATAGCTTTCTTTTTAAGCGCTGGAAACTCAAGACGATCCCTAAACGCATTGAGGAGGATGATATTGGCTTGTTTGACACCGGTATCGTCGTCCATATAAAAGACGCCCCACGTGGTGCAGGCGCTATAGTCAGCACGGTTAGTTTTTTCAAACGCCGTATCCCAAGCTTGCAGCACAAAATCACAATATGGCGGGTTATCCTCTTCCCATATCTGCCACCATTCACGTTTGACGATAGCAGAGGACTCAGATGTGGGGTTCTGCTGGTACTGAGCCATCCATTTAGCGTTGGGAAGCTCGTTTTTTAGCGCCTCTAATTCTTTTTTAGACCAAAACTGAGGCCAAAGCGGTTGGCCTGACTCAAAAAGCGCCGGAAACTCGATCACTTCCCACTCTTCACCACTTCTTTGGGCTGCGGACTTCAAAACTTGGCCTGTTAAGTCCTTTTTAGACCATCTCGTCATCACTATGACGATGGCTCCCCCCGGTTGCAGACGCTGACGAGGGCCAGATGTGTACCACTCGTAGGTCTTATCGTAGATTTCGGGGTTCACTTCGGCAAGTGCTGCCTCTTGTTCGCTATGTGGATCGTCAATAATGAGCAAATCAGCGCCCTTACCGGTAACAGCACCGCCGACACCAATAGCAAAGTACTCACCAGCGTAATTTGTAGCCCAACGCCCAGCGGCTTTCGAGTCTGCTTGTAGCGCAACATCGGGAAAAAGGTCCTTATAACGGTCTGAGTCCACTAAGTTACGAACTTTTCGACCAAAACCTACCGCTAATTCAGCAGTGTGGGAGGTCTGGATCACTTTTTTGCTAGGAAATTTTCCCAAAAACCAACTCGGCAATAAATACGACGCAAACTCCGACTTAGTGTGACGTGGCGGCATGTTGATAATCAGGCGTTTTACCTTGCCTTCTGCCACCCGCTCGAACGCACGTGCCATCTTCTCGTGATGTCTGCCGTGGATGAAGTTAGGCCAGACGTACTTCACGTACTCCATGAAGTTACTTTTAGCGACATCCTGCGCTTTAGCTCGCCGGGCCTCGGCGATGAGTGCCCCGACCTTCTGTTGTACAGCCGGTGGCAGGTTGGGGAGAGCCTCTTGTGCTTTACGAAGGAGTTCCGGACTCATCCGTATCCCCCGACTCACCAAGCTCCTCATCGATATCGATGTCGGCAATACTCTTAGGAGCGTCTTCCTTAAACGTCACATCGGTAACACCGCCGTACAGCTCTAACGTCTTCATCAAATCCGTCTCAATATCTTGTACGGTGCGATGCGTAATGTTGATGTCAATGCGTTCAGAGAACAAGCCAACACCTGCAATCCGCCCTAAGTTTTCCAGTGCCTTCATGCGCTGGCGAGGATCAGGGTCAACGGACTCAACGAGCAACTTGTTGGTCACGTAATTTCTAAGACGGCGGGATACGTCCAGCACCTCTTGGTCCCATTCATCAAGAATGGCTTCCAGATTCAGTATGGTGCCGGGGGTTAGCTGTTTGGCAGAAGGAATCTTTTTGGTAGCGAAGATTTCGTGGGACTTCGCCTTGTCGTCGGGAGTGATGTCTACTTGCGCCCCTTGGCTTATAAGTTCTTGGACTGTTTCAAAGAGGGCGTGCGCCTTCTGACGAAAGTCGTCGATTTCCTCCGGCGTGGTGTCGAAGGGAAGTGGGATACCCACTTCAGGCGTTGCGAGTATAGGCATGTGTTCCGTAGCGTTTGTGGCCCAGATTGTCCGCGAAGATAAACACCTTGTATAAATTTGTCAATGTATATACCCCGACATTGCGCATAGGACCCAAAAATGCAACGGGGGGTGTTTCTATAAAAGTATATGCCTTAGACCGTATAAATTTTGAGGTGGGGCACCCCCTATGTCTATCCTTGACGTCTTGTTAATAAAACAACAAGCTGAAGGTGCCCCTGACTCATTGTAATGCGATTTGGGATTTTGTTATCTGATGTGCAAATTACTAAGGCATGGCAGGCGATGGTACCAAATCCAGAAATCGGGGGGTGGGGTGTCGTATTAACAGCTGTTAATAAATTGAAGGGTGTACCCGTCAAAAAATGCTTTGATTATTCAGATAGTTTGATATTCTATAAATGCAGTAACGCAGCAAATAAATAAACACTCTGTTAATAAATAACTGAAAGGAAACAAAGCCATGAACTACTCAGATATGACTAAGGCAGTAATCGACGCGATCAAGGGCGATCAATCATCGCAGCACAAATGGAAGGCAGCGGGCGCGCAAGTAGTCCAGTACTTTGGGACTGAAGCGGCGCTGCGTGACGGTAAGGCACAATTCATTGCCGATTCGATTCTACCGGCGATTGAAAAGCGCCATGTTGACGCGCTGAAAGTAGATTTGCCTCGTAAGGGCAGCAAGGAATACAAGGCACTCGACGCAAGCGGCATTGCCAAGTGGGAAGCGGCAAATCGCGCCAAAATCGATGCCCGATCTACTGCGGATACCTATTTCTCGCGTGTAGTGAAATATGCTTTCCCATCGGAAAAATCCGAATCGACCACGCCCGAATCGCCAAAAACTCAGGAAACGAAAATTCTTGAAGTAGTGAATTCGGTAATTGGCAAAATGGAAAAAGGCGAATCACTCAATTTTGACGTGGTAACCGCGCTGAATCTGGCACGTCAACTTGTTACCGTAATCGCAACGCCGAAAAAATAATCAACCCTTGACCCGCTTGCCCCGACTTCGGTCGGGGCTTTTTTATTGCCCGTTTTTTCCATCATCTTTGATGATAGTAGCT